AGGTTATCGAGGTTAGGGTCTAACAGCTTACCATCGCTGCTAGATAGCTCTCCCATTCCCACGGACCCTTCAAATGGTCCGCGCCAGCCCAAGTTGTTACACTTGGGACTTCTGTTCTAAAGTACTTAACTTTTGCATCTCTCTTAGTAAAGTATAATTCTTTACTAAAACCAGAATCTTCAATTTCGGTGACTACTTCGTAGTCATCAATAATTTCAGATCTGAGAGAAACGCAAGGCTTTGTACTTACATAGCCTCCTAAAGCACACGCAAGAGGAATATCACCATTATAAATAGTGGGTTCCATAAATTTGCGGGTAGCGACGTAAGTCGGCCTATACAGCGGGGATTTAACACCCGCGTAGTCGTCCTCATACATCGGTACTAAGTTTAGATCACGTTTATCAAGGCTACCTAAAAGGTAGTCGATAGCTGTGAGCCAAACTTTATGCTTCCGGCACCAACCTAAAAGTTGGTTTAAGGCTATGATCCGTTCTGCTCGAGAGACTAAGGATTTGATGTACACAGGAGTGACATCATACCCATTAAAATAATCTCCTCCGCAGGACTCACGAAAGTACCCAGTATCATACGACTTGTTGTGATTAACAACCAAGCCGCATGATGTCAGGGCCGAAACGAGTGGTAAAGCGAGAGTTGTGTCAACGATTATATCGTCGCCGTATACTCCAACTTTAGTCCAATCGATGGCGTTACGCTTTGAGTCTTGGTAGACTCGTTGTAAAGCGTACACCAGTGAGGTTAATATGAAAGTCATAAGAGCAAAGGTGAAACCATTGCCCATTGTGCCAATCATAGATAACTCCACTTCGCCAACACCTGGTACACTACAGCTTTCACTACGAATGTCCATTAGAAAATGGTACCATTCAGGTGGAAACAGTAGTTTTACCAGTGCAGGTGTTATTCTATCTGACGCCGATTCTAAATCGAGCGTACAGAAGCGAAGACCAATGCCGTCGCCCCTGATAGAACCGAGCTCAGCAAGCCGTTTATTACGGTCTTGCTGTAAATCAATATGGTAACCAAATAGCGATAAACTGTCAATAATGAAATTGGCAGCCGCTAGCTGGTCACACATATTAACTACAGGCTCGCTCGCAATGAAGCGCGAGATTTCGGGAGTTTTTGGTACGGTAGAACCTTTACTGCCTCTTACCTTGCTGACTTCAACCAATGTACGCGCTTCATTAGTGGTGCGCGTGAACACGGTCGGAGAAACATGGGCTAGAACACCCAGGTAACGAGACGCATTATTACTAGTGGAAAGTTTACCTGTCATCTTTTCGCAGAAGTGAGGACCTTCAGCGCCATTGCTGGCGCCGGATCCTATCTTCCAACGACTAAAGACTGTCAGGAAATCTAAGGATTGTTGGGGTACTAAATCAGCACCCACAGCTTCTCCAAAGACTTTTGTTCCACGTTCCAGCACGGTGTATATAAAATCTCTGGCTTCGCCAAGCAGTTCTCCCGATAATGTTACCGGGAGCTGATTGGCGTTGACAGCAAGAAATTTATCAACGGCGGATCTATCTGCTTCAGGATTTCTAGTTCCTGTTGGGCAATACTTTTTGAGAATTCGGTTTTTAAACCGCTCGGAAGCATATCCCAATGTGAGCCTATCTGTACAAACAGATAATGACTCCAGATCAGAAGTAATAATTGTAAAGAACGTAGCAGCGTCGAATAGACGTACTTTCTGCAACCTTTTAACCATAGAGGAAACCTCATATAAGTAGACATAAAAGAAGTAATATTTACATTACACCTGAAAGGACAGTATCGCCAATGCCTGATGCTTGTTGGTTTAAAACTCCAACATGGCATGAAAGCATAGCTTTAATGTCTTCAGGTTCATATGTATCGGTACCCGCAGGTACCTCAATAATCGTGTAAATACGGGCAATCTGAGCCGCTTGGTTTACAAGCGGTACAGCTCCCTTCCTAGTAACAAGTTTGTACGTGTTAATAGGAATTGACTTCAGGATGCCGGTCACAGGATTAGCTGCAGGCAGAGCTTTAGGCTGTTGAGGCTTAAAGAACGTGGTTGTAAACGGTTTGGAGACAGTATGACTGTCAACTCCTGTTTGCGTACCACCAACCGCGGTAATCGCCCATTGTTTACCATTGGGTGAAGGCGCGATGTCTGCAGTAACTGTGTACGTAGGGCTGGTAAAGCCCGTCTGTGCTGCCCCAGTAACAGGGGTATTGATTGTAAAAGACATAATAAGTCCATGAAAAGATTGAATGAACAGGAGCCATCTAGAGACGAAAGTTTCTTCCGCCCTTCTGACTACCCAATATACTAATGAGATTTAGAACTTTGTTTACTCCATGATTAGCAATTTCGTCAAACGTCTTAAAGGCGAATGAACGAATTGGTAGTGAATTGAAAACACTCCTATTATAATAGATGTGTTCGAATTTCAATACGCCGGGGTCATTGATAACTGATGTTTTGTTTATTGCACCTGTCAAAGGCGCAATTTGCACAAATACAGTTTCTTTATACCGCACGGCCTTGGAGCCATATCTAAGCGCAGGCGACGTTTCAAAACGATCGCTTAACACATCCCCAGCAGTTGTGAAATAGTCTAGTAACCAACTATATGGAAGTAATTCATATATAGCTGGTACAAACGATTCCGCAACATTAGAAAGCTGGAGATGTTCAGACATGGCCGCATAGTTGTTGGCCGACTCTACAAGAGTCGCAAGGCCAACACGATAACTATACGACAGTTCTATGTAATGTGATCTGACTAAGTCTACTGAGGTCGACCATCCGTACGCTCTACTTACGTCACGAGTACCAACTGTCCAATTCTTCGTTGAATCGGACCCAGAGTTGGTACGAATGCGTGGAGTAAGCGTAGCGGCGACGCTCTCAGCGATGCTAGCGGCGTCACTCATCATTGGTTTAACACCAAATGACCAAGTGAGCCAAGCATCGGAAGCTAGTTTAACTAGTTCTGACGGGTGTCGTGCTGTTTGGACCGCTCGATGAACACCACTTAACATAAATAAAGTGATGTCATTGATCGATCTAACAGTATGACCCAGATCTCGGAGCTCGACAATAGGGACAAGCGCATTAGTATGCTTATCCTTCTTGTTAACAGCATTACGAAGTTTAGCGATCGCAATATTATCTGTTTGAACATCAGTATATAAATTCTGAAAGTTCGCACCAGATATATTGGTAACACTAGTATCTACGATGCGTCGACGAAACTTGTTAGAACAATAATATTGATTCTCCCAATGTCTCGTTTCCGCATTTGCTGAATCTGCAAAGTATAACTTAACAGAATAGGGTGTGCCGGCTTCAACGCCGTCAGCAATCTGCTTCTTATAGTTAGGATTAGCAGTTCCACTTTTAGAGGAAGTACCAATCAATACCATACCATTCGAAGTAGTGACAGGGCAATTGGAATCGCCCTCGATCATCTGTTCGATATAGGTATAGGGTACCTGAGTTTTTACAGGGGCATACGGCGTCTTAGGTTTTGCGCTTCTTCGGCGCAAGAAATAAGGAACCGGATGCTTACCTTTGTAAGCACTCACAAGTTATACCAAGTAGTAACCGATCTCGCCACATTGGTGGAAAGACGAGGTCACTGGCTCAGGCCAGACGCACGGTGAGTAACACGCAAATAACAATATTAACGTATACATCAGCTGTGTGGTGGAATATGCAGAATTGACTCAAGCAGATCTGACAAATAAGTCAGATGAGCAACGCTTTGTTTCATAAGATCGAGATCTGGAAAGAAATCAATCTTCTGAGCAACAGCCTTGCACTGCAAGGCAATCCATCTTTGTTCCTGGATATTTCTAGGACTCAAAGGCATAATACACCTCCAACGATGTAACGAAATAAAGTTATTAAACAGAACTTCCCTAACAACTCAAGGAAGAGAAGGAAGGAGAAGTTCTGGCGTAGATACA